CGATTCTGCTTTGCAACAAACTTATGCGGGTCTACACGAGCTTTGGAGTTCGCATAGTCCCACATAAGTTTTGCAAATGCAGCTTTATCCATCTGAACAAGAAACTTGAAGTCAATAATTCCTTGCCGGTGCTTACTGTCTTCAAGCTTCTGTAAGTCCACGACATCCTCATGAGTCCATAAGAACGCGGCTTCGTTTAGTTCAGATGTTTCATAATTTAAGGTCTCTTCTTTTATCGTATCGTCTGTACTCATCGTATCTCTAACTCCTTTTAAAGGCTAACCTTATACAACGTCTGCGTAAGGAATGCTGACAGTAAGGTTGCCGGTAGAACTAATGTTCGTCAAGGCAGTCAATGTTACTGTCGCAGTTTTGTCATCGAAGTCCCAAGCGAACTCACTGAAACCGTCTCCGACTCCATCGAACTCACTGGAACCTTTAACAGCACTGTCGCCGTTGGTATCCAGGTCAGCTCGTTCCAAAGCGATCCATTGATCAATTGCGTCTGCCAAGACAGATCGAATCATCTTAGGATCATTGGTGAGCAGATTCGCTGTGTCAGTAATAGTGAAGACAACAATAGCTCCACTAGGAGTACTCTTGACAACAGTGAAGTCTCCGAACCCTCCGGCCAAGTTAGTGTAAGCGTAAGTCGCAACCATCTGTATTTCCTCTCAAAAAATAGGTGAAGTGCAAACGTGTGCACTATTAATCTTACAAAGAACCTTCTTTTAACAAACGGATGGTGTCGTGTCGAACTCTCTTACGAGATACCCACGCTTGACCAGTGCTTGTTTTCAGACTAGCTAACATAGTTGACATGTCGCCAGTTTCCCAGGGTAACGCCCTGAACGTAGCAACTTGCTCCTGAGTACTAATACTCAGACTGTTTAACTCAGCGTCAATTAATGATCCGAACTCACTAGAAGCCACAAGATCACCTCCTCTCTCTAAGTTAGAACTTAACTATCAACAATTGTGCCGAAGATTCCGGCGTCTGTTTTCAAGACTTCCAACTCCAGGTTCAACTGAGAAGGATTATCCTTCTGCATTTGATATTCAAGAGTTCCCATTGAAACACATTTCGTGAACGTAATTGTTCGTGTTCCACAACTTGGGCTAGGACCTACCAAGATAACAGAGTGTTCAACGATAAAGCAACTATCATTGTACCCAATTGTTAAAGTAGAGCCGACCAAGTTGGTAGCGGGTTGGCCCATTGCAAGCTTCAGATTAGCCAGAGTTCCCTCTAACATCTGAGTAGCTACAAACATCTTTTCGCTGTTTTTTGCCTTACGGACAACTCCAACCGCTTGATCAGATTCGATATCCGAAAAACTAGGTTCATACCTAAAGGAGGTTCCTCCCGTAGTATGCCCTACATCTGTACCATCAAGTGAGACCTCTGCGGCCCCGATGATAATGTTGTCGGCATCTAAAGCCATAATAAACTCCTAGTTAAAACTATGTGTCAAGGACAAGTAGCGTCTATCCAATAAACGTCTGCTTGGACTGAGGACAGCCATATATCTGTATCGTCATCGAATCGTGCTCCTGTCCGTGGGCGAAGAAGAGTAGAAAGATTCTTCACGCCATTGCCTGTAAAATTCAAGTAAGTACGCTCGGTATCTGTATCATCCTGCTTAAGCAGAGATTCCATTCTGTCAGCTATATCCACCGAGACCATCTCATCCGAAGAATAGCATCTAAAATGAATTCTTGCTACTTGCAACCTTGTTACATCTGGTTGAACAGCCACCGATTGCTGTAGAAATATACCTAAGAAAGGAACCATACCTTTCACATCCGGCGAATCTCTAGCAATTCTAAGTATCTTTTTAGTAGTATTATGTTTGGTCAATGCTACCAAAGAGCCCACACCAGTGTCAGCCCTAAGGATAGTCGCAATATTTCCAATCAAAATTCTATGAGACATTTAGTTACCGTCGTAATTTACTGAAAACTCGTTGGGCAAAAATCTTCTCGTTAGCGTCAATTGTATCCTTCAGATATGGGTGAGGCTGAGTTCCTTTCTCTCTAATAGACTTGGATATTCGTATCGCTACAAGGTGGGCATCAGGTCCAGACAATCCAAGCTTTACTTTCACCCATTCACGTAACCGTTCAAACTCTGGTGTATGAGGAAGAAGACCTTTCTCAACTCCCATAGCATAAGATAGTTCAGATCCCACACGGATGGACAGTTGGCTAAAAGTACTTTGCCCCTCAACTGTATCTATTGATTCGTATAACGCTCGCGTAAAAATACTCTTGTTTTTTTCAAGTTGATCTCTAATAGCAGGAACAAAAATCTCATCTGAAGCCTCAATAAGAGCCTGTTGTACTTCTTCTCTAAAACGAAAACTAAACCCTTCTATCTGCATAGACGATACATCGGCTGAAAGTTTTAATCTTGCAGCCATTATGTATCAGTCTCCACTGCTTCTTTTTCAAGAACTAATGACATGTGATGATCTTTCCCTAAGTCATCCTGCTGAAGTTTAACCTTCAATACTCTATAATAGAAAAGACTATTCTCCGAATTTCGTCTCTTAATAGGAGCTGACATTGAATTTACAGAGAGGCAAACTAAATCGTCCCCTTCAACAATATCTACAATTCTCTTTAGAATCACCAACCAGTGCTGTGCCGAGTCTAGTCCATACGACTTTTGAGACTCCTCAGCCGATAAAGTAGTTACTCTACACCGAGCACTTTCCGAAAAAATCTTGGGTGTAGTGAGTATCCCTCCTGCACCATCATCGGAAGGAACTAACCTAAAGAGGTCAATCCGATGAACCATTCCATATAAAGGGATCTTACTTCCCATAAATTAAAGTGCAAGCGTGTGCACTTCCTTTTAATCAATTACTAAAGTGTTGTCAAAAGTCTGCTTTTCATCGGGGACAACGTTAAACATATCTACCCAGTTCATGTGATCTCTCACTAGTATATCAACTTCTTGGTATCCTGTCAACTCCCCAGATTGAAAATCCCCACTTTTACCTTCAATGACTTTAATGCGAAAGTCATCCCATGCAGCTTCGTGGATTCCAGCGGGTCGCATCCCAACACTACCAGGAACAAGACTCTCTAAAGTCAATAAAATCGTAGCTCTGGCAATCTCGTTGGGAGTAGTAGCTCGTCCCCATGTACCTACAATACTTATATTCTTCTGTCCTTTAGGCCACTTTCCACCCGTCCCAAATCTACGTCTAGCAGTATCACCTGCGAAAGTTTTAGCTGTCTCAATGTAGTGAGGATACTCCTTAAAGTCATCGTCTTTTACGAAAGTATCTAATACTGTAGTCCCATCGATATCAACTTCCGTGATTGAAGTTGAAGCAATAATCGGATAAGCAATCAAGGGCATATAAAATAATCGGGTAAGTCCATTACCGTCAAACAGATTAGTCTCAGTCTTTGAATAGAAAATATCATTGGTGACGCCTTCAATAAAAGACTCGGCCAAGTCAATATCTAAACCTATGCGAACATCATCATAAGCACTTAAATCAACCAAGCACCCATCTACTACAAAGCTTCTCACTTCCGAAACTGTTGCGTAATTACCCATTATTCTGCTCCATGATAAGATGCTTTACAAGCTATTTTTCTGAATCCTTCAACCGTCCCGGTGGCAGTAACCTCAAGAGAATACTGAGCCCCTTGTGTCAAAGTAGCCGCTACCGCCTTTGGTAAAGTTCCTTGGTACTTACCATCACTGGCTGCAACATAAGACATGGAAAGTCCTATAGCAGAAGGAACATCTACGTCCGAAGAATCCACCAAAGTAAAAGTAACTGTGGCATCATTTACGTAAGTATCGTCGGCAGGATTAATCATCTCATCCCACTCGATTAAATTATTTTCGTTTATACCGAGTTGTACTAACATTCGGATACACCTATAAGACCGTTAATGGAATCAATTGAAACATTTCCGTCTATACTTCCTATGGAAATAAATCCGTCTATCTGATAAACCTCAATGCTCCCACAACTAGAGGTAAGAACTACCACCACTGTAAGAGGGTATAAATGGGCAATAGTCACTCTATCAAATACCTCAATACCCCCATCAGGGAGAACCAAGTGGCTCCTTCGAGCCGCCATTCTCTTTGCTTTAGTGTCAATAGCCACTACGCATCTCCGAGTTTGCCAGGACTAAAGGTAGTAGTATCATCTGACATAGTAGCGTCTAATACCTCTGTTCCAGCACTATTGAGAACCCTACGTTCAGTAGCAGTGTTCTGACTATCATTACGTAGATCCATATAATTTAACATAACGGCTTGCACCAACGTAGGAGTCGCGGGTACGTCGGAGGCTCCTGTAATTTCAGGTATAGCCCCATCATGAAGACCATTGGTGTCCACTAGGATATCCGACACTGCTACCCCGAAGCTTCCAGCTACCAAGTGACCTGCGGTAAGTTCATCCCAAACTCCATCAGCAATTGCGGCTACAGTCGGAGGAGTTGTTGTATTGAATCCTGTTGCTGTTACCCAGGCAGAGTCACCCTGTGTAATAATGGCATCTTTATCAGTAGTGGCTTCCACCCTTGTGGGTCCGTCATAATCATTGAGAGCTAAGTCTGCTTGCTGGTTAATTTGATCTATATCAATTCTTGCATTGTCAGAAACTGTCATTGAACCTGCTGTGGTAAGGGTAGCATTTCCTCTTATCACTAAAGTTCCAGCAGTACAAGTTACAGCTTCACTGACATTTCCATTAGCTTCGATTGAAACATCAGAAGTAGCATCAGTGAAATTTGATAATCCAAATCCGCCTGAGTAATGCCTTACAGAAAGATCAACGATTTCATCACTTGCATTGAAGAGAGGAAAGTTGACTCCAGCAATTCTACTATGACAATTATCAAATACAAACACGCCAGCAGAACCAGCAGTCACTTGACCAGAATCTAAACCACACTCATAAAATCCACAAGGTGGAGCAGTCAGTGTTCCTAAAGTACAATCTTTAAACACAGGTCTAATTGCACCGGTACAAATTCCACTCACTCCAACTGTAGCACCTTCGATATAAGAACCAGAAATACTTTGACTACCTAATGCTAAAGTCCAATTTTTACCAATAATTCGATAACCTTCAGTTGCAGCGTCGAGAGTTAAAGTAGAACCTTCAACCACCCTGATAATGTTTGTCCCTAAAGCAACAGCCATTGTAAGAACGTTAGCAATTGTATCTGAAGGATTGTCTTGCCTACCGTTAATATCTACATCTGTTCCAGAAGCACCATTGACAGAATCGAACCAAACCACCTTTTTAATGCGATCAGTAGTTAAGAGTAAAGTGACTACATTGGTGTCAATAATATCTTGTTTGACCTCGGTTGCCGCACTGTCAGTTCCACGCATAGCTGTTGTTGGAATAGCATCAAGCAACACATCAAGTCTGCCTCCATCAATCCAATCAGTTAAAGCACCCATTCGAGCAACGGTTATTTCGTTCGTGTTTGCCAGTTTTGCATCAAGGTCTAAACCTCCAGCGTCACTAATTGGCAGCCCGCCGATAGCATCAGCAGCCGCAGCAGGTAAAGCTGTTCCGGTCAAGCCCCTTGTCGCAGAGTAGTTAGCACAAGCCAATTCAAGGTTGTCGGCGGCGGTTTGATCAGCACTAACGGCAACCACATTAACAGGCGGATCTATGTCTACTCGCAAAGCTTCTGCAAACACTGTTGCGTCATAAGTCAATAGAAGCATTACATCATCAACACCCGCAGCGAAGGCAGCGTCAGGCCAGTCCGTCCGATAGAGGCCAGGAGAGTCGGTCGCATCAACTTCTATGATCCCATTATCAGAATGAGCGTCGGCAGTTGTTGAAAGAGCAGAACCGTCAGCCTTAGCAGCAGGAGCGGCACCATTACGAGTGTATTGCATATCAAATGTTGCGGGAGTTAAACCAGTTGCAGCCGTCCCGTCAGCTACAAGCCGAACCATGAAATACCTTGTTACGTTTGTCGCTCCACCTTTAACGCTCATAATGCTCCTCCGCTATGATTTAACATCCCACCAACCAAACCTCTCGGGTGAGGGAATGGAACAAAGGATGTTATTGATTTCTGATGTGCCCCGGCGTCCCAAGTTAAACCTAAATCGTCAACATCAGTTCCATCAATGTCGATATTGACACCATTTGTTGTTCCGAGACCAGCACCAATTTCAAGAGCGTTTGAATCAGCCCCATCCTTTAGGTGCAAGTCTTCAAACCCCACGGTCGTGTTGACGTATAAATCAGCAGGGTCGATTGAATCAGCAGAACCCGTTCCACTTGCTGTTGTGTCGCTTGCGATGTTGTGATCCATTACCGCATTGGAAGGTGCTGATTGGCTGTAGCAATCATGCGAACCACCGGAGCTGCCATCTACTTGCGTAACGATGTTATATTGGATGTTTTCGTCGGCATCATCTACGGAATAGATTCCATAAGAACCTGCTGTTACAGATGTGTTTCTTGTGATGCCATGTATTGTGTTGCTTCGAACAAATATCCCAGGAGAAATAGCAGTTACATTGAAATAGATTCCTTGAATATCAGAACTTCCAGAACCACTATTCACCATATTGTAAATAATGTTTCGGTGGACGTATTTATTTGATGCCCTTATTACAATTGAACCTACACTGCCTCTCCCATGAACAATGTTTCTCTCAATAATTCCTAACGACGAATTGAGTAGGCTGTTGATTTGGGCGTTGCTACTCAGTTCAAGCAAGCTAACTGTTCCAGCTACGTTAGGTCGGAAGTCAATTGTTGCGGTGAACAAAACACCGGAACCCGCAGTCCCATCATGTTCTTCTCCGCTGAGTGCCGTCAATTTTGTTGCAGCTAAACCAAGAGAGTTACCGCTGTTGATAGTTACTCCCGCAGCGAACGTAACCGCACTTCTGCATTCACCCATTGATGTGTCTCCAGCCTTTAGACATTCGGTGTTAACCGCAGCATCTAAATCAGCTTCCCATGCCCCAGCACTTTGATAAGCCTCTTGGATTGTTGCTGCTCCTGTGGCCGGATCAGTCGTAGTATCGAAGTCTTGGCAAGTTAAATCAGAGCCACCGGGTAGTGCAGTAATCAAATAGGTGTTGCCACCTGAATCAGTAATCGTCTCACCTACAACAACACCAGCAGGCACAGAAGCAGATAACGTAATTGTTCCGTCCGTCCCTGCGTATGCCGAACTGATAGTAACAGCGTCCGCAGACCTGCCACCATAGTACAGCGAAAATCGAGTTGTTGTTGTTCTAGCCATTACGGTTTTGATTCCAGGATCGTGTTAATGTTGTATTGACGACCGCGTTTCACTTCGACCTTTTGGGATTTGTCTCTGATCTTATCTGCGGTCGCTCTACCGATACCTAAATCAGCCTGCCAATTAATTGTCCTCTTGGTTTCTAACTCGTCAGCATCGAACGTGCCACCTTTTCCATCGTCGTGCGGCTTAGTCTTCTTCTCTATGATTTGGAGTGCTCTGTCATCGTCGAAGTCTTGCATGTCGAGCACTAGGTAATTTTTTAGCATCGGCGTATTATAAAAGACCTCCTGAAAGTCCTTTCGTTTGCGTGTTGTCTTACCTTCAGCCACATTCCAAAAATCCTCAATACCATTCAAATCAATTCCGATGTTTCCACCAAAGCAGATCGTCTTGTTGCTCTCCAGAAACAACGGAACCTTCCCAAACTCTTTTCTTCTGGCAATATAAAGACCCATGTTTTGAACAAGTTTCAAATCAGTTACGTTTTCAACCTCTCCGGTCGCCTGTGTGATTTTCAGAAAAGAATCCCCAAAATGCTCGACCCTGAACTCATAAAACCTCAGATAGAAATCATAGAGTAGGGTGGTTGTATCTTTAAAACTGCCTGGATTTTTTGCCTTCTCAGTCGAAACCAAGTCTTCAATACGCTTCTGTCGAATAGAACGGTCATTCCACGGATGGAAGGGATCACCGTCCTTTCGACCTGCATTATCTCGGATTGTTAAAACCAGATCAGCCATCTATACTACCCAACTTGAATTATCCGTAGGAACTTCATTTTTGCGAACATATTTGACAACAACTAAAGCTTCATCTTGAGTGGATTCTTTCCCGGTCGCCAGCAGAGCAGAGACCATTTCATTTCCATTGCCTTCACGAAACTTCCTACCACTTCGATCAAACATCTCGATGCGGATCTTTCGTCTCAGACCAATTCGATGAATTGTCTTAGGGCTTCTAAATTGTTCGGCTGTTTCTTCGTCATCGTCCTCAGCACCAAAACAATCTCCTAATAGACCGACGAAGAGTTCAACGAGAACAGGAAGTAATGCTGTGAAACCAAACTGAAGAGGCACATCTCTCTTAGTTAAGTTTTCGTCCAGTCTGTTTGAAAATCCACCCAGAGGAGAATCTTCTTCAATCATCTCTAATCGTAAAGCTAAATCTTCTGCTAATGCTTCTGTATTCATCGGTTGCTCCTTTTGAGAGTGCAAGCGTGTGCACTCGAATTGTTTGACAAACTGCCAAAATCGATTAATTAAGGTCATGTTGGACACAACTGTTGTTGTACCTTACGTTGTACTTTTTGAAGAAGAGTAACTCTCTCAGACTCCAACCTAACCCAATCAACCCTATTTTCATGATGATCGGAATGAAGGCTTTGAGCTTCGGCTCTACTCATTCGTTTAATCTTAGCTCTATGTTGCATCAACCGGCTCTCTACCCAATCCCCATTTTCGTTCTTCTCTAAGGTATGAGTAGGACTTGTCAAAAGGTGGTTAATGACTTCCCCTCTAGTTGCTCGCCAATCACCATTCACGCTCCACCAAGACCCTCTCAGTGGATAAGCATGACTTGTTCGTGCTGTGACTAACTCACGTTTCGGTTCTGGGCGTTCATCCCTCCCTTTATAAAGCCAACCAATTCCCCACTCATCCTGAGGGGTAGAGCAACCAGAGCGTAAAGCTCTGATCACTTCCCCATCATAGACGCAGACAAGTTGGGGGAGGCCATCAGCTTCAGAACCATATTGCTTCCAAAGTTCTGGCGACTTGTCTATGTCAACAATTCTAATCTCAGAATCTTCACTCGTGCCGACTTTCCATCCGGCGTCAATTAAAACAGGTAATACTTCTTTCTTGATTACTTTGCAGTTAACACACCACTCCGCAGAAAAGAAGATCACCTCCTTTCTAGCTTGAGGAATAACCCAAGTAGATTCAGTTTTAGGAAGTACCCAATCCGAAGATGTAGGCAACACCCCATCCTGAGCCAGTACCGACGAAGCTAAAACAAGCCAAATTGTAATTGTATTGAGTATCATACTACCCAATCTCCTTTGGTCAATTCAAGGAAAACTCTCTCTCTACCATCAGCTTCTACGAGAGTAAATTCCCCTCCATAAACGGGAGACTCGGGAGACGGAACATCGGGAGTAGGACCATCAGGCGTAGTAGGAACTTCAACTGAAGGTTTATCATAGCGACTTACTGCCCCTTTGATATCATTTAGATTCTGCCTTTGAATGCCAATGGCAGAAGCGTGCATAATAGATTTAGCCCCATTCTTATCCTGACCATTATCATGATCAAAACCAAGAGCGTGACCATATTCATGTTTAATTACCTCTTCGGCAAAAGAGTAGTTTGTGTAACGGTCACTTGTATCGTACCGCTGTTCAAGTTGTGTGCTTCTTCCAGCACCGTTGCCGGGGAGATAGGACCACGCCAACGTGCCGCCTCGACCATCAATTCTCTGGGCGTAAGCTTGGATGTTTGCTTCGCTTGTTCGCTCAATGTATTTAGCCTCCAGACCGCAGATCTTATTCCATGACTCAGCCGCACGGACATAGGCTTTATGAATTAAGGCTCCATTTACTTCAGGTAGTTTTTGAAGCTCGTGTCCATAAGTAACATCCTTGAAGCCCCAACGCCTCAACCCCTTACCTTGAACCATAGGAGAAATATCAGGGTGATTGCAGTACCGATTTGCAAGCATATTCTCAGCCGTCTGTGCTGTCTTGTTTCCGAAGATTCCGTCAACAGCCGGTAATCCATCGAACTGCCTCTTGTATTCTTCAAGGTAAAAGTTTTGGAATTTTTTTACGGCTTCAATAACAACAGAAGTTTTTTCGGTTAAAGATGCGTTTAGTATCTTGAGTCGAGTGTTATCATTTATTTCTGGATACTCTTCAGAAACAAAATACCCAAGATTGAACAGTAACTCCAATTTTGCAAGGAAAGGTTGAGATGATGTCCATAGGGCTTGAGGTTTGAATATCATTTCGCACCTCTCAGTCCAGCAGCCACCTCCAAGAAAATAACCTGTAAGTTCGTCACAGAGTCTAATTTTCCAGCTTTAGCAAGTTTGCCGAATTCAGCGTTCAATCCTCTGGTGAAAGACTCCCAAGCTTCCTTTGTCTCTCCGTTAGCTAAGACAGAACGATTAGCTTTTACAATAGCCGTCTGTGCTTGCTTCGATGTTTTAATTGATCCAGATTTAATTCTTCCTGCAACAGACTCATAAGCACTTGCAAGGAGAGCCGCTGTAGTCTCGTCATTGACCTTGTTAGCCAAAAGGGTAGTAAGGGTCGTTAATCCAAAGGAAGGGCCTTCAGGAGGGGCTGAGGGGCCTTCAGGGGTGTCTGGTGAGGTGTCTCCGGTGTTTGGCTTATCAGGGACTATTGTACCCAAGACGATCACACTATGCTGTATTCTCTCAACAGTGATTACTTTCTCTACGGCAGTTACAACAACTAAATCAAACTCGTACTTGCCAGGGATGGCAGAGGCGAAGACAATGTACTTCCCATCTTCAAAAATCCACTCAGCAAATTTGTACTCTTTTGGAGGATTGTTTAATCTCCAATCATACTTGTATTGGTCCTGTGGTAGCTTCAGCTCAGGGGCAGCAATCTTGACTAGCACTCCCGGCTTTACAGAGGTCTCAGGTTTCTCCGTTTCGATGTTAACAGTGATGGCTAGTTTCTGGGCCTGACATTGAGTAACGATCAGGAGTATCCCAAACATTACTAACAGTAGAAATATCCTTGTCTTGTCGTTCATCCTTCTTCTCCTAGTTATCTAATCGTTTAACTTTCTTCTTCACCACATTAAAGTACGCATACAACGCACCTGCTACGGTAATAAATATGTTGTGCCTAATCTCACCTTCCCAATCAAAATCGTAGTGATGGCACCCAAAAATAATGGGTAAATTAATCCCCATCATAAAAGCTGTAAAGAAGGCTAACTTCCAAGGCAGGCTGTCAAAAGAAGGAATCTTAAAAGGTAACTTCACTTAAAGGCCCTCCGCATTCGTTGAAGATTTCGATACATGCTATGTTTTTTAAGCCCGGCAGGTGTCGGAAAGGACCATTCTTTCAGGTGAGAATATAAACTGGAGAGTTGTCCTCTGAGCCTATCTACAAACTTAAATAGTTTTGAAGGATTTGTAATCAGTCTTCCCGTAAAAGAGAAGTAATGTACGTCTCTAGGAGAAGTGTAATCAAGTCCTAAATATCGAGCTAATCGTTGACTAGGTTTCCGAGCAAAGAAATCACAATTGTTAACAAAATGCAGTGAGGTCTCTACGGCAGAATCTAACTTAGCATCAAAATAAGCGTCTCCTGTATTAGGACAACCGAAGTCAGCTAACATTTTTATAGACTTCTTGTGAGACTGTATCTCGTCATACTCGCAGCAAAAGATTCTTGCTATCATACCACCTAAGGAGTGACCACAAGCAGCTATGTCCTGTGAATTGTCATGATGATCCCGTATTAAATCAAACAGAAGAGTCTCAACCTTCTTAAAATAAGTATAGGCTCCCAAGTGCACTGCTCCATAATTCACTCGGACTTGACCAATATTTATATCAGTCATCAAGTCCAATAAACTCTTTGGATCAGTTCCCCTAAAAGCCACTACTAATAAATCTTCATTAGAGCCAACAACTCCCTCACAGCCTTCAATTGAAAAGAAATCCACTTTAGTTAAAGGGGTACGGTCTTTTATCTGAGCCGATACTTCGTCTGATTCAAGATAAGAAGCAAAAGCTACTTCCGCCAAAAGTAGTTCTAATGACATTACTTTACCTTTGAGGAAAGAACAGCTACTTCCTTATTTAATCGCTTACGATCTTTGTCACAATCCGAAGTATGCTCCGTCTGTCTAATGATAACACTGTCTAATTTAACATCCATCTTAGTTACGTTAGTATCAATTGCATTAACAGTTTTAAAAATGGAGGGTATTTGAGTGCTGTGTATTTTAACGTCGGTCTTCATAGAGCCGAGATTAAAAGATACTTTGAGAGCGGCAAATAGAATGCCACTGCCAAGGACAATCTGAAGCCATTGAAATATCTCGGAAGTCATAAATATACTTTCCAGTTAAACAAATTCACTTGACGGTTTAAACTTACGATCCTACAAAACGAGATACTACACCATGATTGAGCGTAGCATTTCCTCCGTCACCTTTTGCATATACTCTCTTGATACCCAGATTCCCTATCCGGAAGGTTATTGTCTGACCCTTTACTATTGGAATATACTCCCCGGTATCAGCATCGCCGTCGTGCAAACCGTCAATATGAATTAAAGCTGGACTGGTGGAGCCTGTAAGACAATGAATCATCATCTCGGTACAGCCTCCGGTCTCTCTATAAATTGTAGCTACCGCAGTGGTTAAAGCATCAGTTCCGGCACTAGTCATTGCAAACTCCTACGTATTAATAGTACTTGAGATTTCTCGAATAGCAGTTCTAATAGACTCAGGATTAGAGCCTAGCACTTGAGCCTTGCCTTTTTCAGAATGTATGAAATAGCAAGTCTCTTCCTTCTTTAAAAGTAAGTCGTATTCTTCGGATACAATCTCAAAGTATTCTTGTAAATAATTAACTACTTCCTGCGATACGTCACAGACTCCCAAGCGTAGTTTCTTCCCTGCGGTCCTGTCTAAAGGAGTGCAAACGTCTGCACTAAAGGGAGTTCCTTCCAAAACATCTTCTACTGAAATTTCTTTCATATTAGCTTCGGCCCTGTCATCGTCAGGGTATAAACTCAAACTTGGTTGATTGTCTTCTGAAAAACAGTGTGCTCCGGAAAGACTAGGGTAAAAGGAGATAACATCGTCAGGATGAATAACAGAAAAAATGACTCTCCCCGGTATCCCCAAGACTCCCGCAATATGAGCAAAGCCAGAATCATTTCCAATAAAGTAATGATATCCGGCTAGAGATTGAGCTTGAAGAGTTAAATCGTCAGTAACATCACTTAGTTTAAATACACGAGAAGCATTAAATCCAAAATCATCTTTAGTCCCAAGCCAAGCTACAGTGTATCCGTTTCCCACTAAAATTTCAGCTAAGCGTGTCCATTTATCTATGGGCCAACATCGATTAAAATTACTTGCTCCTGCATGTAATGCGACAACTTTTTTATAGATCTCTTTTCGAGGAAAAGTAAATTCTCCCGGTCCAAAAGAAGTTTGTAATCTCTCACTAGCTAAACGATAATAACCACCCGATTTCAAAGCTCGCCTTGAATTAAACACTTTAGCAAAATCAATTAAAGCGTCAAACTTTGACCTTGCACTAGGATCATTGAGAGTCGAGGGTGAAACGTAAGAATGGACTCCACTCATGTGAGTAATTAAAGGTTTTTGAAACTCTCGGCAAGATACAGTAACTTCATAGCCCTGCTGAGATAATGCTTTCGCCGCCCCACCTAAAGCAATAATACAATCCCCAATACCTCCCACCATCTTCAGACAAACTTTAGCGGGAGGACTGTTCAGGCAAGTCAAAGGCTCATTCAGATTGGTGTGATGGCTAAACATAAAATTGGTTTGACTGAATCGAACAGTCGCCTCTCCAACGTATTAAAAAGAGGTGCACCAAGCAACCAAACCTGCACCTGACTTATGCAGTGTAATCATTGCCAGACAGACTAACGTTGTCAGCAATGACAACCATAGCAGGATCTTCAATAGCAAAGTCAAGACGGAAGTGAATCGTAAATTCAAATTTGTCCTGACGAGGCTTACGTTCAACTTCGAGTGTGAACTCTCGTTGAATAAACACGATCAAGTTCTGAAGAGGTGTCAGCCAGATTTGGCTTCCATCTGTTCCAGCAGTACCGTAAGACAGGTCTTCAGGCATCAGAGGAACTTCAAGCATGTTAATGCCCCAAGGACCAGGATGACTACCATCAGCCAAGGCTCGATCTCCGCCTTGAGTTTCACGATGAGACCAATCTAACATGTTCTTATCGAACGGACCACTTGGAGTGATCCAACGATAATCAGGCATTGCAACGCGGAATCGAGCCGGAATAGCTCTCTTCATTGCGTAATACAACTCTTTGGAAGGAGCCGCACCCGCCGCATCAACTTGTTGAGCAGCGGGAACATTGGCTTCCAAAATACGTTGCCAACCTTCGTTAACACCCAAGAGATTATTTTCGTCGCTCTGAGCATCGCCAACGGCTAGAGTCAAGTCTGACTCGATACCAGCGATTTCAGTATCAACCGAAATTCTCTTTGTGAACATGGAGAGAAGAGTATCTCGAATGCCACTACCTTCGATGTTGTCTTCAACGAAGTCACCACCAAGGTCAAAAGCACTTCGATACTTCGCCATGTCATAAGGCACCACATCTTCAGTAGGCGTCCGTGTGGTCGCTCTACTTGTAGTGTGTGCCCCTTCAGTAACAATAGAACCCAAGTTCAACTTATTGATCTCACCTTTAGGGTGATTAACTCGTCGAACTCGAACGCTTTTCATCAAAACCGAATGATCGATCACAAGATCAATAAAACGATCAGACTGCTGACGACTCATAATCGAGTTGGGCAAACTCGTATTATCAATCGCACTTTTCTGAACAAGTTCCTTCAAAGGAAGGGTCATTTCATTAGACATACATAAACCTCTCTCTTAAAAAGTGCAAACGTGTGCACGATTAGATTTAAACTGCGAACTGATTAAACATTTCGTTAAAAATGTCATTAGGATTGACAGAAGTGGATTTCTGAGTTTCCACTTTTTCGTCACGTTCCGTGCTGGAACTAGCGGGTGTGGTTGCAACAGATGTTGCAGTGGCCTGAGCGGCCTCAGCTTGCTTCTGAACAGCAGTAAGTTGATCTTGAGTATTCTTCAAGACTTCCTGCATTTCAGCCAAAGCATCTTTCTGGATCGTCTCTTCTGGTTTCTTCTCGATAATCGTCTCTTCTTTGGCAGGAGGAGCGAGAGACACTACAGCAGAAGCCACCGACTTCATAGCATCTGAAATTTGCTCCAAAATAGGCTGCAACGCAGCTTGGTTAGCTTTTGAAATATCAGCAATGAAATTTTCCATCGCACTTTTCTTCTGAGCCGCTTCTGCTTCAGCAGCTTTTTCAACCTCTGTTTTAGTCTCTTCAGACATGGGCTTCTCCTCATTTTCGGTACTAGATATTTGTGACAAAGGCGTGAATTTTCCTGCCAAGTCATTAACGAAATCAGCGTCTACAGTTTTTTCAGTATCGTCTTTTAATGGTCCTACTATAATATCCACGCCTTCGGCCATCTTTACAACGGATAGCTTATTTAGCTCTAATCGGTCTGAATGAAGCTGACGACAGTAGTATGCCTCATCTTTCTCCGCGACAGCATCGCAACTAAGATTGTGATGCTGCAAGTAGTCCTTCACATCCCCAGGAGATTTGAAAGAACTCTTGTAAAGCTTTACAATATGAGCCGACTTAGAAGCGACCGCGAAAGTAGAATTGATGTTGTCAGGCATGTGAACAACGCTGATCTCCATTAGATCAATGTCTTTCCATACCTTTTGAACTCGTTGCGTTTCGGAATTAAACCTAGACTCAATTTGAGCTAAGCCTCGCCAAGAGAAAGCACCTAGCTCACCACGTTGGATCATCTTGGCTACTTCAGGCTGTGTGACTTCCGCAAATACAAAAAGTCCTCGATCCCCATGTCGAAGATTGGGAATCTTATTCCGAGGGAACTTACTAATCACCTCTCGCGTCTTCACATCCCGAACGGAAAAGTTCTCCTTATCACCGGGAATACGCTCCAACTTGGCAACATGCAAAGAGGCCACTTTCCCTACGGAAATATTGTTGCCGCTTCCATCCCGCCAGAATTCATGATTAACCAGCAAAACAGGTGAAACGAGGAACTGCTCCAAATTGAACTCCTCAGGGGGCACCAGTTCGCCGCTACGGTCCTCCGTCTCCACAGAGGCAAATCCCTTTATGCTAACAACTTCGTCGGTCTCAGAGTCGATCTCCGTAACCATAGGCACAGAGCCTCGAACAATTTCACGAATAATCTCAGCAGGCATGTTCAAATCCTCTCTCAAGATATAAAAAATTCCGAAGAAACAACTGAGTATCGTATCATTCGGAATAAGGAGATCTATCGTTACATATCGTATTATACTATATTAGCCTATTTTTGTCAACAGGGTAAATTAAACAACGTCAAACTTCATTCCCTCCTTCAATGTTATCAAAGGGCTCTCTGCCTTTAGGTTGAGCCTTATCGCCCGGATTGCCTTTATCTGTCAACCCCTCATTAGGGTTAGGACTCTTCATATCATTCAACTCATCAACAAACACAAGAGTTTTTCCTAATCGTATAAAGTTTCTATCTCCACCTTTAACCGGAGGGCCAAGACCCGTAGCAGTCAATACCTGATTAATTGTCAATACACCTCTATCAAGGTACTGAGTGAATCGCCGCATATCCGCTTCACGATCTCGGATATCCAGAGGGTCAAATTTAAGCTTAACCTTAGTTACACCTAGACCTAATTGGAACAATAGATTCAGAGATTCTTCCCATCGACTTTGAGAAGGAGTGACAACTCTATCCTTATAAATCTCAGCTTGAGACAAGCCTTTTCCCGAACCTAGACTAGCCGCATCGTTGATGCCTAACAAAGCCGCAGATAGGCCATGAGCGGTCATAATGCTTTGAGAATTATTCTTCTTGGTTTGCTGGAAAGAACCCTCTTGTTCATCCGTAGCAAGCTTCTCAAAAGTAACTTTCATGTTGCTATTACGCAAAGGAATAATCAAAGTCTTATGACTTTTTCCTTTAACGTGAGTACTGAAATATTCAGTAATAGCCTTCAGAGCCTTATCAGATAACTTGGCTCCCTGCACAATAATAGCATACCGTGGAATAGTATTGTGCTCGAAGAACTGAAGTACGAATTCCCTGATCTTAGCATTAGCTATAACGTCAGTAACAGCCGGAACAACATCAGAATACCCATAGTAAATAGTGTTACTATGGTGCTTAGGAACCCACAGTAACTCATTCGCTACCTTATCACCCCCTATAGTAGAACTTCCCAGAGGCTTCCCGTTCGTCCGGTCAATAAGATTCCACTCTAAAGCCCCTCCCCTAGGAGCAAGCTCCCCATCTTTCAGAGGATCATAAAAAGGAACCTTATTTGTTACAACATCTTTCCTGCCAACAGCTTTGACTTTACGACCAAAAGGTTGATAATAGTTCAATTTGTTATTACCAAGATCTTCTACAAAACCCTTCCAGCCCCGCAACACTCTAAGACGTTGAGCAGGCACATGAGCAAGATATCGAATCTTCATGTCTCGGGAGCGTACTACTTCAAAAGCACCCCACCCAATAGCTTCATAATCCATTGCGGCTCTAAACAAAACTCCCTTAAAGCCAATAACGTCATTAGCAGTTCGGATAAACTCCTCAACAGCATTGACTTGTAAAGCAAGCTCTGCGGCAGGAATCCCAACCGAAGAATCATCTCCCTCAATCTTGACGGACTCCGTTGCAGAGAGTTCATAATCTCGGGCAATACTGTCATTAACCTTAGTGACGACTGACCTGTAGTGAACAGGATCAACCTCTAAGAAATCAGAGAGTAGCTGAGGAGGATAAGGAGGTTGAACAAACTTAGCTGTGGATAAATCAGAGTCCCCCAATTCTGTCTGAGTCTGTGTAGTAGAATCCACAATAGATTTAGCCACATCTATGAGATGACTATTTTCGGCTTCTTTATGAATCCTCTCTGTATCAAAGCCCCGCATACCCTGATTAAGCAAAGCCTTCATAATATCAGAGTTATTTGCTACTACTTCTCCATCTTCTCCAACTATATGAACTTCCTCAATTGTCTCTTCTTCACCCTCTTTTTCAGCGTTAGCTAACATAGCGTCGTGAAGAGGACCTTCTTTTAAAACTTCTACGTCCGACATAAATACACCTATTAAGTAAATTCTGTAATTTTAGTTGACGAACACTTCATCTAAGATGGTCTCTTTGATCATCTCAGCAGCCAAGGTATCGTAGGTATCAGCAAGTCTATGGTGATCTTTCCCTTTAATCCAAGTGTAACGAGCGTTGCCTTTCTTATCAGTAACTATCTCCCTCACCGGCATACAAACTTCCTGCACGTACACCCCGGACAAAATACCTGCGTAGTTCTCAGGTAGAAGATTTCTCCTGTTAACCATCTCAGCATAGGACTTATCCATAGCCTCTGTTCGGTCAATATTTACAATCCTATTGTTTAAATCTAAATTCTTCTTTGTCTCTTTTCCCTCTCCCTTAAAACGACATAGCCACATATCACAGTTAGCATTCTCTTGTATCTCTTGAGCTAACCTAGTCTCCGGTCCAAAGTCGATAACTCCAACATCAACGTTATATCTATCAACAAGATTATAAATCTCTTCCGCAGACCTAAACTTACCTATGAACACAGCTTTCCGAGTTCCCCTAGAACCCACGTGAGAAATACGAACATCGAAGTTCTTGCCCACATCGATTCCCATACTACACGGTCCAGGGTGCTCATTCTCCACGATACAAGAAAAGTCTTCGTAATGTGAAAAGTTAAACGAAGGTTCTACGCATCTGTCAAGTAGGGTAGTAGTTACCTTACTTCCCGCCGCACTGTAAGGCAAGCCCAAACTAGAATTATAGAAATGCTTCATTGCAACCGGATCACCTATGGCAGAAGAGAACTGTGTCCACATTCCGGAGACACTATTAATCAAGCTACATAGCATAGAAATATGATACCCCTCAATAGCAGAAGTGGGATTATGAGGTATCCACCGGCCCTTCAAACTGCCTCTGTCTAAAACTCCCTCACAGGAAGGACAAATGGCATGTACATCTCGGCCACAGCCTACTTCCCACTCTGAATCTCTCAGTTGGTAGTCAATTACGTTTCCCTTGTTATCTTGTAAAGAAGAGGTGATTGTCTCAAACCAATCCATCTCCGCATACTTACCACAGAATAGACAAGGTACGGCCCACTCCCTCTGATCTGACTCTCGGAACAAAACGCTTATGCCAGTATCTTTTTCACGAGGGTTGGCAAGATACCGTCTAAACTGATAAGGTGAGGCCCTCACTCTATCCAAAGCGTAGGTAACATTCTCTTGATTACATTCGTCTAATTCGTCTACAAATATCATATCCGCAGGGAATTCGGTAAAGTCAGCAATAACGTTAGAGCCAACATACTTAACTGTTCCCTTGCCGAAAGACTTCAAAGCTACCGAGTCGAAGAAACCACTGCCCATAATCTTCTTGTACTCAGGAACATTCTCTACGCAACGATTGATTCTGTTCTGTACGTAAGTGGTTCGAGTCTCAAATTTGGGCACTACGAAGAAAATAGACAGACCACAAAAAGCCGCCGATAGATGATCAATGATAGCCCATTCGCTGTTATGAGTTACCACGTAATCATCCATAATATAAAGATGATCATCATCATTTAATACGATGCACTGAACTTCACTCTCGCCTGAATACTCAACTGATTCAATTTTTGCCCCCAACGTTCGGACACGACGATGATTATGTGATAACTTCTCCCGTTTTCTTTCCAATCGAAAACAATCTACAGGATAAGGCATAGATATGTTTAAAAGATAACAGTCTTTACACTTAATCTTTTTGCCATCCTTAGTATAAGAAGTCTCACGTTGAGTGTACTTGGCGGCTCCTCCTAAAGACCACACTATCTCTTGAATGTCCTTAATTAACTGCTCGGAGGCCAATCGAATAGTCACGCCTCCGTGATCGCAGGCAGCACCGTCAGTATCAAGAATTCCCTGTAAAATAGCCAAACGATGATCAACCGAACTTTCTTTATATTGCCGAGGTATAAACTTCGTATCACTGTAAGTTCCTAACAAACCTATCTCGTCAAACTTATCCCGTAATATCTTAGGTCCTAATTCCTGACTGCCGGGATTACGTATCTTAAAAGAGTAGTTAGCCGTATATTTATACTGATTCAACTCTAAACCAAAATCAAAGACAGCCTTATCTACCGCAATCACTAACTCAGTATCCTCGGAGATAAACCTAATATTGGGGTCGTGTATCTCCCCATCACCAAGCATCAACCCTACAAAGTAGGGGTCCAAAGGAACATCCAAAGCGGGTTTCTCCACCTCAACTTCCGGAACAGGTATTGTAAATCGTTGAGTTCCATCTGCCATAGCCTCCATAATTTCATGGGTAGTTAGAACTTCAAACTTTGTAGCTAAATTCCATTGAAGGGACTTTCGACCTTTACTCAAAGTCTTACGCTGCGTACCTCTAAGCACCTTCCACCTATGATCCTCAGTAGTCTCAGGCTCCCTACCATCATCCAAAGTGAACTTAATTAAAGGTTGAACACCTCGGGGCTGAATCTGAGATATGTGGGCAGGCTCCCCGTTAGGCGTAGATACCAAATCGCCTACCATCAGATGCCCCATCGTTCGCCAACCTCCCGGTGTATGCACCAAACTGTCAAGTGGAGCAGCTTTGAATGACTGAACTGAACCTTGTAAAACAATCTGGGCTGCAACAGACTCGTAGAGAGAACGAATATGAGGAAAATGTGTAAAGTCCATTCTATCACCACGAGTATTAACGTGATGATCTAATGCAAAAGAAAGACGAGCTTCTTTTATCTCAAGAAGCATCTCCATTCTCTTTAACTCGTCTTTAGGCAAACCTTCAAACTCAGTTAAAATAGACATTAAGGTAAAGCCCTTCCCGTTGTAATCAATCGTGTAATATTTGTAGCTATCTCTTCGGCAGTTCTTTCCTCTGCCACCTCTGTTCCTTCTCCCACAACCCTCTTCTCATCTCCCAGAGAGTGGTAGATATGCTCAGGAACCTTGGGTAGAACTCCTGTATCCTTCATCAAATCTAAGCGTAAAGCTTCTACACTCTTAGCTAAAGTCATGAATTTTAATCGACGTATGTAGCCTCCCGGCTTCTTAGATACAATACCAGTAGAACTATCAACATCTACAGAAGACTCACTTTGATTAGATTCAAACAGAGCCATCTGTCGTAAGTTACCGAGAAACTGGAGGGAGTCAGAGATGATTTCCGCCTTGGGCTGAACTTCTAAGATTTCCCTAAAGCGTCTTTTCTCTTCACTGATCCAGTTATAAATAGTGCTTTGACTTACCTCAAATGCCGCAGCAATTCCGGACACAGGTATTCCCTGCAATTCGTGCATCTCATAGACCTGTGCTTGCTTACGAAGCATGTCATCTTCGATAAGAATCATTTCTTCGGAAAGCCCTTCAGAAGAACTCTCCGAGGATACAACGTCTAAATCCTTCAAGGTTTCTATTAACGACATAAATTCTCCTGTGCAAACGTGTGCACTAATCTTCTAATTTTTGATCAATGGCTTCTCGAATAAAGTCGGTAGCAGTTTCACCTGTTAACCGAATGTATTCTACCATGTCTTGAATTGCCTTCTTAGAGGCAACATCCATAAGCAAAACCATGTGAAGCTCCCCTTTAAAGGTGAACATCAAATATCCCTGATCTACCGTCGCTCCTGCATCTTCAAAAATAGTGCTGACGATACTGGTAATAGATTCGACAGCGTGCTTCTCTTTCTTAGACTCTTCTAATAGACCGTCAAGAAAAGTCTTTTCCCGCCGCTCTTTCTCCACAATAAGATTCTTGACCATCTCGGAAGTCTCATCAAAACCCATAAGTTCCGCCATAGCCTCGTTGTCTATTTCATATTTTTCTTCTAAGTCCCTAACAAGTTGTGTAAACTTACCTGTGTTCAAGTCCCCTCGAATGAGGTTGTTTCGGACTGTCTTGGTCTTCTGGGTAAGCTCATCCCATTCTTCTTCTATGTAGCAGGGGATTGCTTCCAACTCCAAAACAGTGGCCGCTCGATACCTATGCTCCCCGGCCATAATTAAAAAGTTGTCGCCATCAGGCCACGCCAACTCAACAGCCTCAGGTGGAGCAGGTATCACTGTCAAAGGGTCTTTAAAACCATCCTCCTTGATCTCATCTGTCAACTTGGAGAAAGTTGCCATAGTCATTTCGTTAGGATTAAAATCGTTTGGATGTAATCGGTTTAGGTCAATTAAGACCGCTTCTCGTATTCTCATTTTATCCTTCTCTTTCAAATATAACGTTGTTTGTATCTCCGACATCTCGCCAACCATGACTGAGCATGTACCACCTAAGATCAGCTTTGGTTCCCGTTTTGAAGGCAGTAACAAAGTTGATCTCGTCTAAATCCTTCTTTAGATCAGACTTATGTTTAACATAATGAACAAGCTCTTCCATCGTAATCCTATCAGGCAATTCCGGCAAGATGGCAGAAAAAGCGTTGTAAGGATAATGAGGTCTATCGTCCTTCAAAGCGACGAATTCCTGTATCAGAGTAGAGGGACCGCACTTCATGTTGAATTCGTTTATAAGCCTCTGATTCTCCTTAATCTGTAACTGAACATGCTCAGAAGTGTAGTTTGCCTTAATGTACTTTAAGAGGGCAATCAACTCTTCCTCGGTCTCAAAAATAAAGGGGTAAGAGTCATCCCACGGAAAAGGAATAGACTTACGATGTAATACAGGAAGTACTCCCAGACGAGCCATTTCAATAATACCGCCGTGATTTAAACCTCCCGTTATCACTGACCACGCCACGAAGACATGGCTCTTGAGAGCTATCTGAAAAAACTTAGGACGAGGACACTGGAAATAAACTTCCATCCAAGAGTCGTCAGTCTTTGCACCACCTCTCCCCAAACTTCCACTGGGAGTAGTGATAATAAACTTCAGATCCTTTATCAAGTAACGGGCTTTCTGTAAGACCGACAAGATATCTTTAAAGTGAAACAAGTTGCTAATACTGAATCCAAAATGTACTCGGAAGCCGTCTCCCTTGGTTCCATCCCATTCATCATACACAGTAGACAATTCCTCGATATCGGAGTTTAATTTCATCCAACGAGGCTTGTCTAAAAACTTGGAGATAAGAGAAGGGGCCAACCATCTCTTCATGTTAGTCTTCACCTGCTTCAAAGAATCCACACTGGTGCCCTCACTATTGCAAAAAAGATAGGCATCAGCCAACGCCAAATTTGCATAGTAAGTAGCATCAAATTCCTTAGCAATAGCAATGTTATCTTCACTGCTCAGAGCGTAATGAATATTGCAGATAGTCAGTATCTCTTCCCGGCGAAATTTATACAGATTGCAATTGTTAAAGAACCACCCTAACAAAGCAGGTTTCTCACAAAACAAGATGTCGAAATAGTATCTCCCATGATCCAACGTAAACAGGTTAATCAATTTCTTGGGAAAAGTGGACTGCTCTAAAATTTGAGTTATGTCCGTCTCCACTTCAATAAGCTTAACTCGGGTCTTCAACTCCTCGTCAGAGAACTTGTAAAAAGCTTCTCGCTGTTTTCTAATAGCTCCTCTAGGAACAGGCCAATAAATTGAGACGTTAGGATCAGCCTTAATCCACTTAGCAAAGATGTTTGAAGCCCAGCCATAACTATGATCAGTACTCAATCTATCAGGAGAGGAGGTATGGGGTAGATATAAAATACGAGTCATTTGGCTACCCTCCAACTCTCTGGAAGATTCTTAGTTATCTCTACAGGCATAAGAGGTGACTCTCGTACCTCGGCTGATTTCAACCAATCAAACATAGCTTCCAACCCTGGCTTCAAAGCTAAACTATCGGAAGGCTGAAATACCTGCTTAAACTTCCCATGACTTACGGCAACTTCAGAAGCCTCGGCACGACCTGTGAGGTGCGTAACGATACAAGTCTTCCCCATAACACTAGCAACCATCGCAGCTAAGCCTGTAATAGTGGTTGAATAAGGATGCCCTATATTGAAAATCTCATTACGAGCCGCCTCTATAACGGGGCTTTTTACAATATAAGGAGCTACGTCATCTATGTAAGAAAAACATCGAGTCTGTCCCCCATCTCCAAATATAGTCATAGGTTTATCTTGACGCAAACAGTTCATAAATATGCCAACTACATTTCGGTACTTATCTCCCACATTCTGTCGAGGGCCATAGACATTGTGAGGTCGGAAAATTGTATAGTTTAATCCAAACATCTCATGGCTGACCCGCAACTCCTCTTCTACAGCTAACTTAGATATACCGTAAGAATCACAGGGAGTAGGATACTCTATCTCTTTACATCCAGTGTCGCTATGACCATACACGGCAGCCGAGGAGGTAAAAACAAAGTGCTTTACGTTAGTATTAACCGAAGCATTTATGAGATTAACTGACCCAATCAAATTATTCTCATAATTAAACTTCTTGATGAAGTGACTCAAATTCTCCGCAGCGTAAGCGGCTAAATGGTACACATAGTCAAACTTATACTTCTCGAAAAGCTGATCAACTTTGGTTACATCTAGGATGCTGCCCTCTTCAAATTCAACTCCTTCCGGAAGATTCGCTAAAGACCCTCCCGAGAGATCGTCTAATACGACCACAAAATGGCCCGCAGCTAAAAGCCTTTCTGCAACATGGGAACCAATAAACCCGGCCCCTCCGGTAACTAAACTTCTCATATCAATCTTTCATATCAATCATCTATCAAGTGAAAATTTTTTAACGGTAGATTCTTGCGGTTCCTCGTCTCAAAGCACTAGAAGGATGCTCTACGCAGTTAATATGACAAACATCGTCACATTCAAGATAAGGTGTCTTACGCCCTACCTTCTTAACTCCCACCACATAGAAGGCTTCGATACCTTGGATTCGTCCTCTGAAATAATCGTATTGTACAATCTTCATCCCAGGCTCAATCTTATCAAAGAGGATGATCTTCAAGCCTTGGGGAGTGCAAACATGAAACTGTCTTCGAGTGGGGTTCAAAAGTGCGGCGTCGGCACTCTTGGTAAAGAGAGTGGAAACACCCACTGCTGCGGCTGCTAGAAATCCTCGTCTTTTAGTTTTCATACTGAGACCTTTCTATATTTTTTGGCTGCATTAAGAATGTATTTAACTTCGTCAGGGAACTGTCGCTCCATTACGAACTCTCGTCCCTCGTTCATCCTAGTCCAGTTTATTGCTTCCGGACCAATCTTAATTGTATTGATGTGTTCATTGGTCATGAATCGTAAAGGCTGCTTCATAGTCTTACGATTTCGTATTAGCATTCCCTCGTGCTTAAAAACAAATGCTTTCCAGTCTTCCCGATTCTTTAACTCGGGCACAGGAAACCGTCTGGCATACAAACTTAACGCAAAAGAGCCTACTCGGGTATGACCATCAAAAGCAGAGTAAGGAATTAAGTCTCGCCATAAATCTCCTACCGGACAATCATCCACAATTATTTCATAGTCACAAGCCATGTCCTTCATCCACAGATAAGGGATGCCTATACTTAAATGTTCCTTATCTAAAGAGTAGCCTCTCTCACAAGTATTAATAAGCCACTCAGCCTCCTCTGGGTACTCCAACTCATCATAACTCGCAAAACGATAACTCTCCCATAAATCCGCTATCCTCTGAATATCCTCAGGAGCCTCTTTGGACTTCTCTTCCAGCCAAAGCATCATTGCAACAGTTTCGTTACATTTAAAAGTACTGTTAGGACGAGCCATCAAACGTACAAACTCCTCTATCTCGTCCCAAGCAGCGGGTCCTCCCTTAAAATTAGCTACTTGTGTCATTATAGAAGCACTTCGACCACACTCTTCAAAAGCCACTGTAAAACAACGACCGTAAAGTGCCCTGGGATTTTGGTCCCAAGCGATTCGAGCCAAGATAACAGCTTGATCAGGTAGGCCCCTGCGAACACATTTCTGCATTCCGGAGATACTTAAAAACCATACGTTAGCATTCATTCCATTGTCCTATAAAATGTCCTGCGAGTGTCCTTTCACAGGAGGAATTACGAGTTGTTGAGATACGTGAAGTTTCTTAAGTTGTTCAATATGTCGTAGAAGATTAACGCCTACTTGCTCAGCGAAAGAAGTCTCTTCCATAAAATCAAGACGTTCTACTAAAGCAGTAAGCATGGCGTCTTGGATAAAGAACCGCCGCCTCAAATCCTGAATCAAAGATTGCTGATCCACCACAAGGTTAACCAATCCCTCGGAAGAGATTCCGGTTTCTGTCATGGGAAGATTTATAGACCCAAAACAATCCTTGAAGACTTTATCAAACTGTGTAAAGAGGTCTTTAACCTCTTCCCGTTCATGGAGTTTCATTGACTGTAACCTCTTGTGCTTCTAACTGTCTTTTGATTGCATCGTACACTTCTCGTCGATGGACCGGAATATCAGTAGGAGCAGTGATGCCCATTCTAACCTTATCTCCGCGAATATCAACAATAGTAATAATAATGTCGTCTCCAATCAGAATGGTCTCATTCTTCTTGCGAGATAAAACTAGCATGGTTCCTCCTTGTGTGCAAACGTGTGCACTAGCTGACAAAAACCTCTAACGAGGGGATTAGATCGAAAATGGCTACTCCACACTCGTCAAAACGTCCTCTCCAATAAATCACCTCTTCTTGCAACTCGTGTTGAAGAGTCTGCCTTTTCTGAGAAGTACCCAAGTTTTCAAGAGACCCTCCAGCCTGTAAAGACTTCAAATTGAATTCCAGACCTTGAACTTTTGCCTCATAGAAGATCCGAAGTCGAGCCCCACCTGAACTCATGTTACCTCGGGATATCACAACTTTATTTGTAAAATAGACAATGGCCTTCTCTATCCGCTCAATCTCCCCTTCCAACTTACCGGGAGTAGGAACGGACATTCGTAGAACCTTGTCGTAATTCTTTATGTCAGCTATCTTTAGCATCATGGAGATGATAGCTCCCTCAAACTCCGGATTCTCCTTAATAGCTAAATCCGCTTCTAGCTTAGCCTCCTTGTTCTTCAACTTTACCAGCAGGACTCTTAATCTCTCCAAATCATTGGGGACGTACACCATTGCAATTTTCCTTAACTACAAGTTACCCGGCTCTCTGTTAGAGACTTAATTAAAGTGGGTTCATTCCATCGGAACCACGAACGATCATCTCCATGCTTCTCTGCGTACTCTCTTTGAACACGCCTCTTCTCTCTCTCGTGATCAAGAGGAGGGGTCCAAGACTTCGGCTCAAAGGTAGCGGTATCTAAGATACAGCTAAACCTAAAAGCTTTCCAACCTTGATCTTCCAGAAGATCAAGACCTTCCCTCTCAACCAATACCCCCTCAGGATAAACATGACTTCGATAATACACAATTCCCAAAGCTTGAAGATACTTTTGTACCTTCTTAACATCCTCTTCATCCAGAGAATAAGGATCGCAGGGTAACTGAAACTCTGTTCGTACCTCAGGTTCTAACTCCCGAACTCCGAACATCTGAATCATTATCTGCGAAGTGTCATCTTCGATCTCGTCATCAAAGTCGTCCAAGATATCGTCATCCATTAGTATCTTCTCCTGAGTTAAGACCTTTTTTCACCATAATTCATTTTACAATCTTTGAACTTTGCTTGACCCACATACTCTGTGAGTCGGTTTTTAACCTCGCCCCTCGCCGTGTTCAAATTACGAACTTCAACAGCTTGACGCCCGATTACCTCAAAATTGACTGATCCTGTTAGACCTTTTCTTATATCATGTTCAACATCCCAAAGCTGCCCGTTAACAACGTATAACTCGGCAATAAAGAACACCATGTTAGAATCGGTAAAATCTATTCCTCGGCTGTAGTAAGCTAACTGATTCCGAAATAACTCCGGCTCAGCATCCCCTTCAACTAAACGCTCTAATTTAAGGCGTGTGATGGTAAATCTATCACATACCTCACAGATAGGCATTGCCACCTCGACTTCGGGAGAACTTCTAAACATGTGTCTTAAAAAGGACTTTATACTCAACGCTCTTCTCCTCACATACCTTCTGTAATTCTGATTCTAATTTTCTCAAGTCTTGTACTAAAGAGGCTTCCCGCGATTGAAAATGCTGTTTCAACTTAACGCTTTTTTCGCTTTCGAGTCTCCCTCGAACCTGCTCAATAGAAGCAACTAAAAACTCCAAACGACGAAACTTCTTTACAAAGCAGGGACAGGTAAAAACTTGTATCTTCTGTTCAATGGTGCTTATGGCTTTTCGGTGCTGCTTAAGTTCGCCTTTTAAATCAACGGAACTTAAACCTGTGTCTAGCTGCTCTATTAACAAGCAGCCTGGTTCCTCCCTTTCTACTCTCTTCGTGTGAAACTTAACCCTCTGATCCGAGGACATTCCTTTGACCGCCGCTAAAATTCCTTCTTCAGGCATCTTCCAATCCTTTCCATGTGTGACGTATTTAAGCTTCAATCAGAACTAAATCATCTTCCTCCTCTTCAAAATCGTATAATTTTCTAAGCAAGGCTTGAACTGATATTGCGTCAGATAAAGCTCTATGCTTCTTTTTATTCACCACTCCAAATCTATCGCAAGCGTGAGACAGAGATCGAGAAGTTACCTTGTATCCCATACTGACAGTCTTTGCATAGTAAAAAGAGAACGCATCCAAGGGGCTAACATTATGAGGGTATCCTAATTTATGCTGAAAGTAAGCATGTTTCAATACCGAAATGTCTGCGTCTATGCCCCAGGAACAAAGTCTGATTTTATTGAAATTTGTAAACGCCGCAAACCTCTCCCAAACCTCAGTGAAAGAAGGGGCCTGTTCTAACTCGGCTTTACTGATCCCCGTTAAAGTCTCACTAAACTCCGTGAAGAGACTTAAATTGCCGGGATGAACTAAAGCTTCAAATTCATCTAAAATCTCTAACTCTTGATTTACCTTGACACAACCAATCTCTACCAATCGGGGAGTTGTGGCAGACGCTTCAGCTAGAGAAACGTCTGTGAACTCTAAATCCAAGATACATAAAAGAGGGTCGCAAAGCATAATTTCAAGAGTGCAAGCGTGTGCACTTTCCTACTGAGATGAATTGAAGGGTGTAAGGGGTATTATAGCAAAAATGTCAATACCCTGCAACCCCTATCTTACGTTTTTGATCGTATTTTTTCAAGTCCTTCATTCTTAGCAGCCTTCCGAGCATGAATATTAAAATCAGCTTCGTCATTGCCTGAGGAGAGTCGGTGTACACAGCCTGCATATTTCAACTTATGATAAAAGGGAGTCTTCAAAAAGATGTCAGGTGAGACATGATCCCAAATCCCAGGAACGCCTAAACCCCTCATAAGATACCAACTACTCACATCAGAACCATAACGTGTAGCAGCGGGATAACGTACTGTCATATCAACCGAAAAAGCTAGGGCAGGCTCCCGTAAAAAAGTAACTCTCTTACCCTCATAAACGGCAGTTTCATAAAAGTTATAGCCAGGATCTTCATTAGAAGAAGGTATCTGAACTTGAGGTAACACGTACCCAGCTTCATTCGTGGCTCGGGCTATTCGGTCAAACTGAATCCAGTCCTGCTCAGTAAAGTAACTTCGTCCATCTAAAGGTAGTACATACTCCGCAGATTCTAAGCCCTTCTCGATACAATAATTTCGACTTTGATTCAAAGTGGCAAAACTAGATAAACCCGTAATCCAACTGCAATTATGCTGAACAAGTAACTCTTCAATCCTCTCTCGGTACAGACGGGGTAAGTTGTGCTGCAAGTAGTATTTCTTATAGGCTCCCGTCAAAGGGGGTTCGTGCTCTAAGAGGTACTTCAGACTTTCAAAGGAATTCCCTTCAACATGACGAGGAGGCACATCCTGACCTATTATACGAAAGACACAGTATCTATATTTCATAAAAAGGACCTAATGTTACTTCCTAGTTCCTCACAAATAGTAACCACGTTATACTTTTCCTCCATCCTTTGCCGTCCCCATTTACTCTCTTCCTCAATATGCTCTCCAAACAAAGTCTGCATAGTTAGGGCTAGATCGTTAGCAGAGGCATCCACACTGGAAATCCTCTGTCGGCCTAAGCTGACACTTCGGAAACTTTTAGTCTTGGTTAAGAAGGGTGTTCCGCACTCGTTCATCGGAGGGGCATCTGTAGTGACCACAGGAATCCCACATGCTTGAGCCTCGTAAAGCTGGTGAGCTAAGCCCTCCCAATGAGAAGGGGCTAAGAATACATCTCCCTCCTGATACACATCCTTCTTCTCCGGAAACTCCTTATGGATCACTTCAACATTTCTAGGTATCTCAGGAGGATAGTTAAGGCTCTGTGTTAAGAACAGGATAGGTATCTCCGGTACATACCGAGCCGCCTGAAACAAAGTATCTGAGCCTTTGCGTAACATGACTCCGCCGTTGCCATTCACAAACAGAAACTTCTCACAGACTGTACGAAGCTTGAACTCAAAGTGATCTAAATCAACTCCCCACGGCAAATAAAACTTGCTGTCTCCCCAACTCTTCTTAGGTGACATGGCCTCGATATACTGCTCTGTGTGTTTGGTGACGTACCAAATTATATCCACATTCCGAGTCCACGGAGAAGCCGTACAATGCCACTCCCACATAGGGCAGTAAATTGTCTTGATCCCTAAATGCCGGGCGTGTCCCAGAAGATCGAAACCCTCAATGTAAGGTCGCTCAATGAAAAGTAAGGCGTCCAGATTCTCCAAGAAGGAAATGTATTTTGCAGTATCACCAGACTTTTTACACTTGATTACTTTTGGGTCGCCGGTGACATAAGGATCGTGGTAAGCCTTCTTAGGATGAGCAGGGCAAAGCCATTTTGTAATCCAAGGACAATGCCGAGACAGTTCATAATTCCACCCTCCGTTACCTGTACAAGCTCCCCACCCCACGATGCCACAGTTCATTCTACACCTCTAAATACTTCTGGAAGATCTCCTGCCCAAGAAAGGACCTCACACTGAAGTGGAAGTCTCCCGTTAAACCAAGCTTCTCTGCATTGAGAAGTCTCAGGGCGAGTAGCCTTCTCCCCTCGGTTCAAATAATAGTCTGTTTTATCTCGCATGTTATCAGAGCCTTTTGCAAAGCCCAAATGAAAACAATGTGGAACACTTATACTAGCACCCTTCCTGGTAAGATTTAGGGACCTATCACTCTTTCGATAAGTGCCCACTTCGTAGGAATAAGGGCCTCCAGGGAATTCAGGGTGATTATGATTCCCCTCATAGAGGAGAGGAGCCCGCCAGTTATAAACTCGATTATGTGGAACATTAAAATAACCACCCACAATAATATGCTCCAAGTCACGCCAAAAATGAAGTTGGGGTATTCTCCAACAAGAATAGAGACCACTCTTCATAACCTTTATAATCTCTTTCAATTGAGCTTGAAGATAAAACTCATCAGCATCAATAACTACTACAACACAAGTCTCTTCAATCCGAGCAGCGTATTGATTCCGCAATTCACTCTTACCATGCTCCCCGTCCTTCTCAGTAAAACCATACTGAATAAACTTAATCTTATTATCGGGGTCAGGGAAAGACTTGATAATCTCTGCCGTTGCATCTCCGGACAAACCCTCCGAAGTAACATTATGCGTAGGGTAGTCTTTACAACAACCCTCTACAATAATCCACTCATCACATAATGAGTAGTGCTGTAGAAGGTTCTGATAAAGGAACTCTTGTTCGTTAAGTACAATACTACAGAAGCACGTTTTCATTGAAGTGTACCTCTCTATTATTCGTAGTCCAAATGCCTCCCGCAAAGTTACCTAACAAAGTGGCACGGTCGATATCTGGAAGTAGCTCATCAACTGCTTTTCTAACTTCTACCCAATCACCTATATAATCATGTCCACAGAAAACACCTTCGGGTCCTACTTTCCGTTCCCAAGCTTTAATATCAGCCACAACTCCGTTATAAGAATGATCCGCATCTAAAAATACTCCGGTAAGACTTCCATCCTCAAAATGATCTGAAGCTTCTATTGAGTCTGACTCAAATAAACCTACAATCAAATCAGGTCGTAGCTCTTGAATCTTAGTCAAAGTGGCTTGCAGCTCCGCTTTAACTTGATTACCAGTTTTCAACTCTTCCTGAGATATGGAACCTTCATTTCCACTAAAACTATCTACACATGTTATTGTAGATCCGTGAGGGGCTCCCATCGCAACAGCGAAAATGGACCTCCCCTGCCAAGAACCTACTTCAACCCACTTAATAGGCTTATCATAACTCTTCGCTGTAAGGTAGAGCCAACATAGCTCCTCCTTATTCATCCACCCTGGAATAGTACCACAAAACTTAACTACGTCTTGTATAATCACTGCTTCGACCTTTCTGCATAACGTACTAATTCCTCATAAGAAATATCGTGCTGATTGCACCCCTGACAAATAAGGTCTGACCTATCTCCCATCCGAACTTTCGACCTCATCTCACTTTTAGTAAAGTCACCCCAAAGTTCAACTAAGGTCCGATCCTTAATATTTCCCGAATTATGAATTACATGATAATCGTTGCAACATACAGGAGTGCTTCCGTTTGAATCTATAATTAACTCTGAGTCGGGTCGAGTACATCGGGTTCCTTGGAGATGTGTAACATTTAGATTCTCAATGATGCCGCCTCGGGAATTTCCCTTCTTTGAAAAGTCCTTAGTGGATATCTTCAGCTTATCTAAGTGCATCCCGGCATCAATTATCTCTCGAATATGAGGAGACACACTGCCATCATACTGAGATACTTGGATAAGACTTACCCCTGCCTCTACTAACTCGTCTAACAACTTGGGCGTCAATAAGTCCCCATTGGTATTAAAATAAATCCAAGACTTAGGACAAGCCTCACGAGCCCATCGGATATAAGTTGAAAGACCCGCATCAGCTAAAGGCTCATTATACCAATTGAAACAGATCCTCTCTTCATATCCTAGCTCGGAAAGCTGCAAAAAGACTCTCTGTATAAGGGAACCACTTAAGTGAGAGACTTCTTTTCGATCTACTCCCACCGGACAAAAACTACAACCCCGATTACAAAAATTAGTCGTCTCAATAGAGATCAAGGAAAATAAAGGTCGCCCATATAACTTCTTAGTGTATTCATCTAATGCGTTCATTCTAGCCCCACATATAAATAATGCTTGCCACATTTGCCTTGGTATGTCTCAGGAGTAGGACCGGGAACAGTCTTCCAGAAACGATCAAAGATAGGTTTATTCCTGTTCTGCCTCACCCAACTCTTACTTCGATAAGACATTACGGGTCGATGGATAAAAAGACGACGTTCTTCCTCTGTCCACAGAAAGTAAATCGCTTTCTCCCGCACTTCTGCAAAAGTATGAAGTCCCTTATTCTTAGCAACACATAATGTAAAGTCTTCATCCTCGTGACCTCCTGTTACATAGTCTTTTCGGAAAGGGCCATGTTCAGCATAAAAAGTCTTAGAGATAGCAAAGCCCGAAAATGAGTTGGGTGAACACAAGCCGAAACATCCGAAATCCTTCTCATATACCAACTGCATAAACTGCAAATCCCAATCCTTCACAAACTCTATATCATCATTGAGGATGATTACCCACTCATTTGAAGCTGCCTGCATAATCTTGTGCCAGTTGGCAGAACAAGATTCAGGAATGGCATTCATAAGATGTGTCCTACTCCCGTTACTAAAAGAACCTAACCATTCCCGCCTCTTCATGTGAGGTTCAGTATTACTAACAAGAACCGTCTCAATGTTATAAGAGTTGCTTGTATTTTTCACAAAGGAGTCCCTGAACAATTCCAGAGACTCCTCTCTATCAACGGAGATAGTTCCAATCGTAAAATCAAAAGGCGTGTTCATGCTTACCCTACTTAGCAAAGGGGTTGTGAGAGTTGCCATCAACCTTAGGCTTAGAAGCCTTGATCTTATCCATAGTCAAATCTTTGAGGAAGGTCTTTTCTTCGTGAATAGCCGCAGTTAACTTATCTTCAACTTTCTCTTCAAGTGTAATGATCGGGTCCTTGTTGCCACCGGGCTTTTTTAACTCATAGCTGAGGTTGGCTACTTTTTCCCACTCAAAGGGTGCCGCAGCTTCTAACTCAGACAGTGGCTTAGGAATCATGTGGGGAGGGCATGAATCATAGGCTTTCTCGGCATCAGCCATCGTGCCTTCAATAATACGACCTTCGTACAGATAAGCTGTACCACCGGGACGAAGAGATTTAAAGAGGGATGCAAGAAACATGCGGGCATTTCCTAAAGATAAATGCTGCAAAACAGTGATGCAAATAGCAGCGTCAAAGCACTCCGTAAAGCCCCATTCAAAGCTAGGAACCTGCTTAAAAGAAAGTTCCTTGCGGCCTTGAAACTGCGTCTCGCACCAATTTATCCGATCTGCTACAAGATCAATACCTTGATAGCTTCCCGCAGGAGGGACTAAATGTTGAATCATGCGACCGAAACCACACCCCACATCCAAAAGAGCGGCCCCTTTCGGGATAGACTCTTTCATCCAAGGAATAAATGGCTCCTTAGCAGCATTATAAGGAACCAAATCCTGCTCAATATAAGTCTGATTCCCTTCCTCAAGGGCCGCTTTAGTTCTCCGGTTGAACTCCCCACTTACTCGGTATCCGTCTTTGCCTCTTAAAATATCAGCCATAATTAATCCCTCTTAAATTAACATAAGTTGTAAGGCTACTTACGCCTCTTCCGAATAAATTTTCTCACTTTGCCTACTTTTGTGACAACCCGACCTCTTTTTTTCGTACTTTTAGAGCCTACTCTCCTACAATTTGAATGCTCTGTAACTGGGGTATAAGTGGCGATGACAGGCCAACTCTTTGGTCGAGGAGTGGGAAAATGTTTCATCGAAATCTCCACTCTTGAAATTCCTGTGAGCAACTCCCCACTGAGACCCCACATTAAACTCTTATCTTTTCGTGCCGCTAGTGGAGATAGGCTTAACACCTTACCTCGGCCCAACTTCTGCAAAGAAGCGATGGCCTCATTAAAATATCTTAAGATGCAACCCCACTCCCCTTTAGTATCCAATAGAGATTCAAGGTAAAAAGATTGCTTCCAACTATCTAATACCTCAGAAGTATTTTTTGCCAAGAAAAAAGCGTGGCAAAAATCGAACTCTCTACAAGTCACAAAATCGTGGCCTCTTAAAACCTCATTAGTAATAAAGTGTCCTAATCTACCAAATACCACATCTATGTCGTAGATACCCCAGAAGTCGTACCCTTCTACTAAATTAGGATACAAAGAAGGCCAAATGTTAGTCATCCCACAAATAGATACTAAATTCCTAACCTTATTAGGAATCACACCCGTTAAATTCTCAACCCTCTCAACGTATGATTCAAAAGTCTCCTGGTAGAATAAAAAATTGGGGTACTTTTTAAGCAATGATGTGAAACCTAACATCTCTTGATCACTTAGCTTAGCTGCATCACACATAAAAACTACATCAAACTGAGAAGTTTTAAGTAAAGTCTCTAAAGATAGAAAAGTAAAATCGTAGATCCAATCTGCAAACCAGGGGCAACATAACCTAACTCTCATATTAAGTCTTTCTACATACTGCTATATGAGACTGCTCCGTTTTCAAAGAACAAGTTCTCGGATTGAATTTAGTGCTGACCCGATAACCATTCTCACCTTTTAAAATATCCACCCTTCCCTAAACTCCTCTTAACTTTGTGTGAGTAAATAAAGCACTACAGATTCCACCCTACTACTAAAGAGCCATTCTCAGAAGGATATTCATAGTCACTAAAAACAGCCTGAGCTAAATCATCCCGGTCCTGCCAAGTGAAGGCTCTCTTATGCCATCTTTTATCGGGGTGATTAAGGGGGATACTGAATATCACAGGGCTTCCCTTCTGAGTTGCATCTTTTAAATCATGTAAAATATGCTCCTGCCCCGACTCTAAATGCTCTAAGGTCTCGAAACAAACTACGCCACTGAATAAAGCATCCTCAGGACTTAAATAAGTAGTGATATCCTGAACTTCAAAAGTGACCTCGGGATGACTGTTATGCGTGGTAGCCAACTTAATGGCCTCAGAAGAGATATCCATCCCTGTTACAGTATGCCCCGCCTCCGCTAACAACTTACTACCATAGCCTGAACCACAGGCAATATCAAGAATCAGACCTGGAAAAGATGACAGTAGGGACCTAGCATATAAATATCGGACTAAATGAGATTTTCTGTAGCCGGTCAAAGTCCCTGCCTCATATTCCAGCAAGAGCTTCGACAAATCGGTGACTACTAATCTTTCAGGCATCTAAAATCCTTCTTGTGCAAACGTGTGCACTCTAGTCTTTGTCAGGTCTAAAACGAGTAATTCTAGCAAAACGGGGTCGATCTTTTGTACCATGCCCCTGAAACTTAGCCTCAACATACTTACCTATGAATTCATCCTTGTTCTCCCAATTAATAAACTCAAGAGGAAACTCTGCATCCTTAGCTCTTGTGGCCTTAAATCGGATACCATCATCGGAGATAAGTTTAACTGAGCCAATTCCTTCAACAAGTTCCCGAGTCTCTTTTTTATGGGATCGTTCTAACATGCCAGTTGCATCGCGGGTACGTTCTCCGCCTTTAACGTCATCTAACATCTTAGTGGATTGCTCGTAGCCTACAATCTTAGCATCAATTGTGATCCACTCTTTGAACTTGTGCATGTACTCTTCATTAAGGGTTGCCCGACCATGCTTATAAGGGGAAGTGGGAGAGCGTGTAATCAGGCCCTCATACCCTTGCTCTAAAGCAGTCTGAAAGAAAGACTCCAATACAAAGTGACCTGCAAAAGAACTGTGAGTCACCGGGAAGACAGTCTTATTGAAGTAATTATTCTCTTGTATGACCTTCATGTAGGCTTCATATCGCTCCTCAAAGGGAGCTGAGCCTTTACCTGCATTCCAAGCTGCCATAGGAATCATGTCGAAGACTTGGATATAAATATCAGGGTGCAGGGTATGTTTCTTGGGAGCCAACTCTGACATTAATTCACTAAACGTGAGAGTATCGGAGTATAACTCCGCATCAAAAACCAGTTGATGCTCATGAGCAAAAGTTAAGAACTTATGGAATTTCTTGTGTACCGCAGTCCCACATCTTTTGTACTTCTTAGAATGGATATCCCGGTTCCCACAAATAATTCTCTGTCCATCCATCTTCAGAGAAGCCATCACAGGATAAGTAAGATCCTTGAAACCAACCTGCTCATTGGGGGCACACATTAATTGACGTTTCTTCATTCCGACTAATTCCCTCTGTCCTATAATATTTTTATCTGTCGTGAACTCGTTGCTCCCACACCGACAACTAGGAATAGTGTCTTGTGAAAATTCCCCGCAATAGGAACACCAAGTAATTGGCAAAGAACGGGTCCAATCTATTTTCTACCTAAAGGGCAACTCATGATATAGCTCAAGCAATTCTTCTGCCTTAACCATAGCTATCTTTAGATCACTTTCCGGAGACATTCCTACAATGTTATGCTGAGAGCCCCGTCGATGAATTCCCCACACATATCTTGTTTGACCAAGATTCTTGTTGCCTTTTACAAAGAGAATCCAATCCGTCACGGAGGCTTCATAACAGTCCCCGAAATCAGCATCTACAAAAGACCACTGCATCATCTTATGTCTCCTTCAAGAAAGAACCATCTGCGGCTTTCTCTTCAGGAGTACGAGGATCATCCTCAAGCTCGTTAGGATCAGCGGCTTTACTTCGACCAGCCACTTCTGTGCAACGTTCATGTATTGCGTTACACTGATGTAGTACCTCAGTTATCTGATGGTTTAAAGAATCCTCACATTGAGGAGGCAGTCCCACCATCAATAAATTCTTACGGGCATTTCGTAACTGAGTCAAGGCAACGTTAAAAGAAGTCATCCGGCTGCTGGGCAACTTAATCTCGTCTCTCTTAACACAAGTGCCTGCCTCTTTAATTGAGTCTTCAGAGGGGAGAGGTGTAGTTAATTCATCGTTCATCTTCTCGTTCCTTCTTAAATAGTATGTAATATCAATTCGTGCTCTTCTTCGTTTGCGTCTCGCCACTCAGCCGCAGTGGTATGTCTTCCGTTAGCTGCTTCAGGACAAATTCCGTCTGCGTCCCCAGGATGGAAAAGACCCTGCCCCAATAAATAGCGTCTTCTCATCACCTCTACTTTCTCAATAGATCCTGGCAAAGAATCAGTGGACTTGCCTAAAGGTTTCTTCTTCTCAGGCGGAAACTCCATTTCTCTAAAGTCACTTTTAAGAACTGTTGCCATGCTCACCCTCAACATAAGACCTAGATATGTTGCCAGTGCAACCGTATGCACTAGCTTTCGGGAATTTCTAGCCAAGTTCCGTCTGACTGCAAATCTTCAAAGACTCCATCCTTTGCTCTAATTACGAAAATTATTCCGTCTGCGACCGACTCCGGCCAAGACTTATCATAAGCGGAATAAACGTGAACTTCTAAATCCTCGGTAACTAATAGATACATATTATACCCCTTTCTATTGATGCTGACTAGATACTAAGTTCAAATAAAATCCCGGCTGGTGTTACCTCTACTGGGCACTTTCCAACCGGGCAAGCAATACGCACAAAGGGTAACAAGCCCATTTCTAATAACCTTCAAGGTGATCACTAACCCTACCGCTGGTTTGGCTACCCTCAGCAAGGACTTTATAGGCTTTCAAAGTACGTTTCTCGTCTCCTCTATATGAATCTCCCTGTGATGATGACGACAAAGCCACCTCACTTGTAAAGGCTCTGAATAATCTTCGTGATGAGCCTCAACTTCTGTCTTTCCACAAATCTCACAAGGCTGTCTTTCAAGATTTCCCGCCTTCAAGGCATAGTGAACAGCACTTCGAGCTTTAAGTCTCTCAGGGTATCGTAACTTTTGTATCTTTTTATAATGGTAGTAATCCTCACTGATACCGCCTTTCCAGTTAGGGTTAGCTGAACCTGCTTGATTTCTACTACTGACTGCCCCGGAACAAGCTCGGCTACAGTACTTTGTTCTTCCAGAGGCTACACGATCTGCTCTACCCTCTGATTGAACGCCACATTTCTGACATTTAAATGGAAGAGTCTTTGCCACCTTATTCTCCTCCTGATAACTCTCGAACAGATATTCCCAACCTCGTTAGTTTTCCAAGACACTCTGTAAACTCTCTCTTGTTAGGCATGAGACCTTTACCCATGTCTTCAATGAAATCAGGGTCCATAGAAATCCTGTCTAACAGAGAATTTAGTAAGGCTACTTCTGGACCTGTAATAAATATACCATTTAATCGGTAGTCTTCAAAGGCTTCCCAGGCCAGAGGAAATAGGGGTTTTACAATCTGCTCCCCAATAACCGTGGCATACTCACGTATCTCTTTCTGAGCATGACTATCCATTCTCAAACTAAGGAAGTGAAACATGTTATGAAGGTCAATCTTCCAATAGGCTTCAGTGTAAGTAGATAAAGGGAGATCCTTTCTAGCTTGTTCCCTCGCCACATCCTTCTTCAAACGAAACTGATACAACTGAGTAGCTGCATCATGAAAGTCCCTTTCCCGAGCCGTAAGTAAGGAACCATCTTCCTCACCTAAGAACTCACCACTTCCCTGCTTATTACTCTTATTCTGGCTTCGCCACTCCCCAGGATCAGTAGTTTGATTTGAATCAATGGCTTCACTGTAGCGGGTAGAATATTCGTTGACATTGGCAGTTCTGTGTCGAATCCACTGACGCCAACAATCCATAGGAACCCGTACTCGGAGTTTGATCTCAGCCATTTCAAAAGGCGTTGTATGGCGGTGTCTCAATAGGAATCGAATTAAACCCCGATCATCTGATACAGACTTTGTTCCCGCCCCGTAACTAACCCTTGCTGCCTGAACAATGGCGGCATCGTCTCCCATTGAATCTACGAGACAAACATGACCATCGTTGAGAACGTCAAACTTCTTCCATCGTAATTCTTCTAATACACTCATATCTATTTCTTTCTAAAGTTAAAGAAGCAACCCTGACCAGATTCAATTCTCAGGGGACCTGTCTATTTCAACCCTTGAAAGCCCTCACAGGTCAAGGAGAGCACCAATTTCAGACGCCACTATTGAGTTAGGCAATCAGTCGGGATTTAACTTGCTATCTGGTCAGAGTTGCCGTCCTAGCAGACTAGGCTTTCTTGTTCATTCGGTCTATAGCACAACTTAGGAACATCCCTGCCCAAGCAATAGCCGAAGCGTCATCTTCCTTATTTAATCCTTCTAGGTCCCCGGCTTTCAATTTATCCCGGAGATGAGCCGCATGTAACATAACGTGTCCTAAGCGATCTATCAGGAAAGGTATGTCGTCTAACACTTCTTGATTATCTGATAGAGCATTCCAAGACTTGTCTCCCTTTCTCTCAATCCCGAGTTCAAATCTCTTGGCTAGTTTTTCTAAGCCCACGGTAGGAATTAGATGGAGTGGTGCTACCTTGGTACTAGCTGCCTTCCCTCCTGCCATCACAACTTGCTTAGGACCCAGACAAGTCTTTGTAGCCTCTGTAGCTTCCTTAACTCTCCTATCAAGATCCTTCTGCTCTGCTTCTATTAACTCCCTCGTATCAGCCTCTCTCCGTCTCTCCGCTTCAAACTCCTCCTCAGGCTCCTTAGCCTCCTCAATCATGGCTTCCGACATCGCCGCCTTCTTAGCCACGAGTTCAGCCTGTAAAGCCTCATGCTTTACTGCTTCAATATCCGCAGCAAGTTCCGTGTGAATCTCTCTAAGGTTCTCTAACTCTTCTTCACTTGGCACTTTCTCCGCCTTTCTACGTTCTTCAGGACTATCGTAAATGAGTTCTACTGGCTCGGGTTTCACATAAACGGGACCATCCTTTACCTCTAGTATCTCTAGTGCTTTAGCTATTACATCGTTGTAGCCCCCGCCACAAGGAGCTTGCATCACATAGGTAGCAATGGTATAAGGAGCTTCAGGGCATCGTAGGACACCGTACTCATCCTCTGTCAAATCGTAATCTCCATTGACTACGTAAGTGCCTTCTACAAGTAAAAGGTGCCCCGGTCCATATTGATAAATCTTCTTTTTCATTGTGACTAGCTCTCCCTTTCGTATGTTTCCAGTATACCAAAAAAGTGGGAAAAGTGCAAGCGTGTGCACTGGATTTTTTAAATTAAAGTTTAACCCCTACTGAGACACTACTTATAACCAGCCTCTCCCCGACCTCCAAAAGAGTACAGTTCAATCGTAACTCCTCTCCCGACTTAGCTAAATGGGCCAACGTCTCATGGGTATCCAAAGTAAGCAGAAGATTCCCGATAACCCTGTTATTGTTATGAAGGGGTGTCACAGGAATACTGCGTACTTCAGTAGCCTCTAAAGTAGTCAATTCCTTTGGTTTTATAATATCAGGCATCTTTTTCTCCTATTCAACTAAATTGTAAATCATTCTAAGAAGACGCACAGCCTCAATATCGTCATCATCGGACTTCTCATCTAAGCAAGGCTCATAGAGACTCGCACCTGGATATCTCAAAGCGATAACAGTTTTAATTATCTGTTGAATCTCGATCCTCTTCTTCTTATAAAGTTCATCTAAATTCAACAAACCCTGAGCAGTCGAGCCTGCTTGATCCAACTTCTTTCGGATCTCACCCTTCTCCGCAGTAACCTCTCTAATTATCCTGGCCTTTATGAGATCCTCCGCAACCAAGTTCTCAATTCGTTGTATCAACTCAGCTTTTGTTCTGCTCTTAAGT